ATAACATATTCGGTTTAAATATATATCAGGTCGAACATATGTTAACTAAGCAAAAAGTACTAGTAACTAGCGTGGATTTAAAACGATGAAATCATTTAAAGAAATACGAGAAATAGACATTGATAATCTTATTGACATGTCTGAAGCTGATCAATTAGCTCATATTGACACATTAAGCGAAGAGCAAATTGATGAACTTATTGGGAAACTTGTAAAAGGAACTGCTAAGTTAGCTGGTAAAGCCGCTAAGGCTGGTGGAAAGCTAGCGTTTAAAGGCGCTAAAGCTGGTGTTAAACGTTTAACACCACAAGGCCGTGCTGATGCTGCTAATAAGAAAGCTAATAAAATCGAAAGGCAGCGCAAAGCTAAAGAAAATCTTAAAAAGGCTAAAGAACGATTAGCTAAAGCAAAAGCTTCAAAGAAGGAATCATGAAAACATTTAAAGATATGTGGGAAGACGCAGCAGCAAATTCAGTAGCATCGGGTGGTGTAACTATGCCAGCTGATGCTGTTAAGAAAAAGAAAAAGAAAGATCTATACGATGGTAGAACCAAAGCAGGTCGTAAATTCGTAGAAAGAATAGTAGCTAGGCGCAAGGCAGCCGAAGCAAAAAGGGAAGCAAAAAATGAAAACGTTTAAAGAAATAAGAGAAGCTATGTCAACTTGGACAGTGACTGTACAGAAACCAGTTAATAAGCTTAAGAAAGGCGATAAGCAAGTTGTTAAAGCTCGTTCAGGTTTTGAAGCAATTAATAAAGCTATGAAGTTATGGAAAGATCCCGCTCTTAAAGCTGCATCAGCAGATTCATTTAAGATTACTAAAGAAGGTCTAGACGAAGCTAGTGATCCTAAAGTTGCTAAAGCGGTCCAAGGACTAAATGATCTTGGTAATAAAATGAAAGGTCGAGACGCTAAAGAAGTTAAGCGAATTGAAGGATTATTCCGTAAAGGTAATAAAAAAGTTATGCAAGGCGCTTTAAGAGGTATGGATACAGATCTTAGAGATCAGATTCAAGATGTTTTAGAACCTCAGGGCTTTTGGAAAAATGGTGTAGCAGACTTCTAATATAGGTTAAAATTATATGAGTAAAATATTGATTGGAATTATTGTTGCTATGGGTTTTACTGGTATGATGTATTACCAATTTTCTGTTGTACCAATGAAGAACAAGCTGGAAGAACAAACAAAGGTTATTCTAGCTCAAGATCTTAGAGATCAAGAACAAAGGGCCGCGATCGAGGCAATTCAAAGTAACTTGGAAAAGACTTCTAATTCTCTTAGAGGTCTTCAAGTACAAAATCAGCAATACGAAACACAAATGTCTGAATATATGGATATATTCCGTAGGCATAACATTGCTAAGCTCGCAAGCGCTAGACCTGGATTGATGGAAACACGAATTAATAATGCAACAAAGGAGGTGTTTGATGGTATCGAAGCAGATAGCAATCGTATTAGCTCTCTTAATGATTAGTGGGTGTAGTCTATTACAACAACCACCTCGTGAAGTCGAAATAATAACTAAACCAATTAAGATTGATATTGTACAACCAGTATTACCAAGATCTTTAAACTTAAAAGAACCTAAGTGGTACGTAGTTTCAGACACTAAAATCATTGAAAATTGTTTAAAGAACGAAGAAGGCAAGTCTGATTGTAAGCTTGGTAGAGAAGATCTATACCCTGAAGGATATACATACTTTGATAAGTTTATTGATGATATTAAAAAAATGCACGGAGGCGATACAGTATTTGTTGCTATGAGCGTTGCCGATTATGAGTTAATGGCTTATAATACACAAGAGATTAAAAGATATATTAATCAACTAGGTGAAGTAATAGTTTATTATAGAAACGTAACAATAGGCGACGAAGATGCTGGAGCAGTGGAAATTAAAGTGGAGAAAAAAGATGAGTAGAATGAAAGACGATATGACAGTATGGGAAAGGGCAGAAGTAGCAGCAAAGCTATCAGCAATCGCATATATGAACCCTAAGCCAGCCGATACGGCTTGTAAAAAACTAGGATTTGGTTCAGGTAAAATTATTAGCAGAGACGGCGCAGAAGTACTCGTAGCAAAAGATAGAAATGATCTATGGTTTGCATTTAGAGGAACAGAACCAAACAGACTTAACGATGTTATGGCTGATCTTAAAGTTATTAAAAATTCAGCAGTAGCTGGAGGTAAAGTCCATGGAGGTTTCCAAGAAGAAGTCGACGATGTATGGATGGATATTGTAAAAGAACTAGAACATAATGACCAACTAAAGGTGCGAAAAGATGTATATTTTACTGGGCATAGTTTGGGTGCTGCTATGGCTACTATTAGTGCCACACGTTATGAACCTCAAGAACTCTTCACATTCGGATCGCCGAGAGTCGGAGGTAAACGATTCATCAAAAATGTAAAATGTGATCATTATAGATTTATGAATAATAACGATATCGTATGCAGAATCCCACCAGCATGGCTAGGATTTAGACATCACGGTACTATGATTTACTTTAATAGATTTGGTGATAAAGCGTTAAAGCCAACATGGACTGATTTCTTTTATGGTATTATTCAGTCATGGAAAAGATGGACATTCTTTGATGGTGTTGTAGACCATGGAATGCCTAACTATGTTAAAGCTATTAAAAAGCTAGCTAAAACGGAGAAGTGATATGCATTGGCTATTAATACTTACACTTAAATCAATATTATCTTCAGTCATTGGTAGTTCATTCTACCAATGGTTTCAAGGTACCACTATGGGAATATGGTTCCAAAAGAAAGTCGATCAATATATGGAATACTTTGCCGAAAAGTATGACCTTGAGTTGGCTAAAAAGGACGCAAAGTTCAGAAAGCAGTATCCTCTTGCTGCACAGAGATTAGATGATGTTGAAAAGTGTTCTCATCCTTGTAAGGAATTGCATGAGTTTGAAGTATATCCAGAACTCATTGCTAGAATTGAAAAACTAGAAAAACGCTTGAAATAAAACAAAATAAACGTTTACAAAGCGTGAGTTTTATGTTATAATATATACTATTACTAATTAATAAACTATGAATGATGGACAACCACTTATGACGATGCACGTAACTAAGCGCAACGGCACATCGCAAGACTTTGATTTAGAAAAAGTACACAAAGTTTTAGAATGGGCTACTGCTGAAATCTCCGGAGTTTCAGTCTCCGAAATAGAAATTAAAGCAAATATACAATTATACGATAAGATTCCAGCGTATGATATTCACGAACTTCTTATTAAATCAGCAGCAGAATTAATCTCAGAGCATACACCAAACTATCAATATGTTGCAGCTCGGTTAATATCTTATAAGCTTCGTAAAGAAGTCTATGGCCAATATACACCTAAATCATTAGTCGATATCGTAATTGATAACGTAGATCGTGGAGTTTACGATGGCGCAATTATGCAGGAATATACTCGTGAAGAACTATTAGAACTAGATGCTTCAATTAAACACGATAGGGATGATACATTCACCTTTGCTGGTATGGAACAGTTTAGAGGCAAGTATTTAGTTCAAGATCGAAAGACTAAAGTTCATTATGAGACACCTCAAATATTGTATATGATGATTTCAGCTACTCTGTTTGGAAAATACCCTAAAGAAACTCGAATAAAATACGTTAAGGATTATTACGATGCTATCTCCCAGTTCTATATTTCATTACCTACGCCGATTATGGCAGGTGTACGCACTCCAACCCGTCAGTTTTCAAGTTGTGTGCTTATCGAATCTGGCGATAGTCTCGACAGTATTAATGCTACTGCCACTTCAATAGTAAAATACATTAGTAAAAAGGCTGGTATTGGTATTGGTGCTGGCTCTATTCGAGCTGAAGGTTCTAGAGTTGGCGATGGCTCAGTTGTTCATACTGGTTTAATTCCATTCTTAAAGTACTTCCAAGCTGCTGTAAAGTCTTGTTCTCAAGGCGGTGTTCGTGGTGGAGCTGCTACTGTATATCTACCAATGTGGCATTACGAATTTGATGATCTTGTTGTACTTAAAAATAATAAAGGTATTGAAGAGAATCGTGTACGTCATATGGATTATGCATTTCAAGTTAATAAACTGATGTATGAACGTCTGTTAACTAATGGTGATATTACATTCTTTTGTCCAAGTGATGTACCTGGTTTGTATGAGTCTTTCTTTGATGATCAAGATAAGTTTAAAACTCTATACGAAAAGTATGAAAAGACTCGTTCTATTCGCAAGAAGACATTGCCAGCAACTGAAGTATTCTCTACTCTTATTCAACAACGTAAAGATACTGGTAGAATCTACATCATGAATGTAGATCATGCGAATGAACATGGCGCGTTTAAACCTAAAGTTGCTCCAGTTCGTATGAGTAACCTATGTTGTGAAATTGATCTACCAACAAGTCCACTATCAGATAACCCTGAAGACGGAGAAATCTCGTTATGTACATTATCAGCAATCAATTGGGGTCTAATCAATGAGCCCAGAGAATTTGAAAAGTATTGTGATCTTTCTGTCCGTGCTTTGGATGAGCTGCTTGATTATCAGTCTTACCCTGTACGCGCAGCAGAACGGGGCACTATGAATCGTAGACCACTTGGTATAGGTATTATCAACTTAGCATACTTCCTAGCTAAACGTGGTCTTAAATATGATGAAGGCGCATTTGAAATAGTAGATGAATATGCTGAAGCATGGTCATATTACTTAATTAAAGCTTCTCAGCAATTAGCAAGTGAAAAAGGTGAAATTCCTTTGAAAAATCACACAAAATATGCCGATGGAGTATTGCCAATTGATACATATAAAAGAGAGCTAAATAATTTAATAGAGCATACAGAAAGACTACCGTGGAACGAGCTTCGAGAGAAACTCAAAGAAACAGGTACTCGTAATTCTACACTCATGGCACTTATGCCAGCAGAAACAAGCGCTCAAATCTCTAATAGTACGAATGGTATTGAACCACCTCGTGCATTAGTTAGTTACAAGCAGTCAAAGGATGGAGTAATGGCTCAGGTAGTTCCTGGTTACCACCATCTTAAAAATAAGTATGACCTATTATGGGATCAAAAGTCTCCTGATGGTTATCTTAAGATCTGTGCGATTCTTCAAAAGTACATAGATCAAGGCATTAGTGTAAATACATCTTATAATCCAGAACACTTCGAAGACAATAAGATCCCTATGTCTATAATGATGACTGACTTAGTAACAGCTTACAAATATGGTTTAAAGCAACTTTACTACTTTAACACCTTTGATGGTGCTGGAGAAATGGTTGATGAACAAACAAACCATACATACGATGGTGAAAGTCCACAATACGAAGAAGACGACTGCGAAAGCTGTAAAATATAAGGAAAAAATTAATGGCAGTATTGAAGAAGAATAAAAAATCGCACTTAGAAAAAATGATGTTTCTCGATGAGGCGGTTGATATTCAAAGATATGATGAAGTGAAATATCCGCAAATGGATAAAATAACAGATAAACAACTAGGATTCTTTTGGAGACCTGAAGAGGTAGATGTATCAAAAGATAAAAAAGATTTTATGTCGCTCACTGAAAACGAGCAGCATATTTTTACAAGTAATCTTAAGCGACAAATTTTACTTGATAGCGTTCAAGGTCGTGCTCCAAACTTAGCATTCCTTCCTATTGTATCTTTACCTGAAGTAGAGAACTGGATTGAAACTTGGTCATTCTCTGAAACAATTCATAGTAGATCATACACACATATTATTCGTAATATCTATCCCGATCCATCTTTTGTATTTGATGATCTATTAAATCAAAAGAATATTATGGATTGTGGTAAGTCTATTGCTAAATACTATGACGAGCTTATTGATTGTAATCGTGGTCCAACAAATAAAATGGATCATAAACGAGCTATTTGGATGGCTATGATGAGCGCTAACGCTTTAGAAGGTGTTAGATTCTATGTCTCTTTTGCATGTTCTTGGGCATTCGCTGAACTTAAAAAGATGGAAGGTAACGCAAAGATTATTAAGTTAATTGCTCGAGATGAGAACGTTCACTTAGCTTCAACTACAACTATGCTAAAGCTTCTTAAGAAAGAAGATAAAGATTTTGAAAAGATCGCAAAAGAAATGGAACCACAGTCAATCGCATTATATGAAGAAGTAATTAACCAAGAAAAAGAATGGGCTAGTTATTTGTTTCAAAATGGTTCTATGATTGGTCTTAATGAAAAGATCTTAGCTAATTATATTGAATGGATTGGTTGTAAAAGAATGAGATCTATTGGATTACCATGTCCTTATGTAGTTCCTCAGGCTAACCCATTACCATGGACTGAAAAGTGGATTGGTGGCGGTAACGTACAAGTTGCTCCCCAAGAAACAGAAATCAGCTCTTATGTAATTGGTGGAGTTAAACAAGATATAGATAGTAACGCGTTAAAAGGATTAAGCTTATGATGAATATAGAAATCTATAGCAAGAGTCAATGTCCATTCTGCGATTACGCAAAGCAGAAGGCAGAAAACTTAAAAGGTTATGGTATAGCAGAATACGCAGTATTCGAACTTGGAAAGGACTTTAATCGTGAAGAGCTATTAGAGAAATTCCCTCTTGCAAGGACCTTCCCACAAATAAAAGTTGATGGTGTATCTATTGGCGGTTGGGATCAATTTAAAAACATAGGATAACATATGAAGCGATCAGTAGTTAACTGTGAAGTTTGTTATAATAGAAGCATTGTAGGACATCAGGAAGACGAGATAGTTTTATTCTGTCCACATTGTGGCGAAGAACAGGATGAAGCTCTAGAAGAACTAGACTTTAACGACGAGTAATGACATGGCACTATCAAGGTTCAGAATGGCTACCGCCAGAAGACTTCAATCACAAAGACGTTTACGGTTTTGTCTACCTGATAACGAATCTAGCAACATCCCAGAAGTACGTTGGAAAGAAGTTCTTCTGGTCTCAAAAGACTCTGGGAATAACCAAGACTCGAAAGAGGAGAAAGAAAACTTTAGTTGAATCTGACTGGCAAAATTACTGGGGTTCTAATAAGCATCTTCAAGAACATCATGAGAAGATGGGAGACGATGGATTCTATAGGGAGATATTACACTTCTGTAAGACTAAAGGTGAATGTTCATACATGGAAGCAAAGGAACAATTTGATAGAGAAGTGTTGTTTACTGATGACTACTATAATGGTATCATTCAGATCAAGCTAGGTGGTAATGCAGTGAAAAGTTTTTTAAAATAAACCTTTACAAATGCCTAAAAGTATGTTATAATATATCTATTAAATAAGGATAATATATGAGTAAAGTGATAAAGTTTCCAACGCATATACGTCAAGCTGCAATAGACGATGAATATGCTGAAGCTCAAACTGAACATGAAGAATACGTTAATGATTGTCAGGAAGCAGCACAAACATGTCTTCTTGTATTAGAAGAAGTTTTGCTAAATGACTATAGTTTGTTTGATGATCTAGATTTTAGAGATGAAGAAATGGCTGAACAACGCGATATGTTTGTTATTATGAACATGGTATCTTCAATGTTAATGCGGTATGGCGGAGCTCGTCATTTTTTACAAGACGATTTCGATAATTTATATGAAAAACTAATGGGTGCAATTGAATGATTTTACTTGACTATAGCCAAATAGCGCTATCTAATATTATAGTACAAAAGCTAAATGATGAAGATATGATAAGACATATGATACTAAACAGTATCCGTATGTATAATAAGAAGTATCGAAAAGAATACGGTCAAATGGTTATTTGTGCTGATGGTTCTGGATACTGGCGTAAAGATTACTTTCCTGAATATAAAGGAATGCGTAAAAAGAATCGTAAAGAGTCAGACCAAGACTGGGGAGAGATCTTTAGAATCTTAAATCTAGTACGTGAAGAGTTAAAAGAAAACTTTCCGTATAAAGTAATCCACTTAGATGGATGCGAGGCTGATGACGTCATTGGTGCTCTTACTATAAACACTCAAGAGTTCGGTCAACACGAACCAGTAATGATTATCTCATCAGATAAAGACTTTATTCAACTGCACAAATATAATAACGTTAAGCAGTATTCTCCAATTCAAAAGAAAATAGTTGCTGATAAAAACCCTAGGACTTATAAGTTTGAACATATTTGTCGTGGTGATAAGGGTGATGGCATTCCTAATATTTTATCTGCAGACAATGCTATTATGGAAGGTATTCGTCAAGCTCCAATGACTAAGAAAAAGATTGAGCATTGGGCTGAAAACTCTGATAATCTAAAAGAAATAATGACTCAGGATGAGTATAGAAACTATCAAAGAAACAAAACTCTTATTGATCTTGAAGAGATACCTGATGTCCACCGAGAAAATATTATAAATACATTTATGGAACAAAAGCTTCCAATGAAGATGAAAGTATTAAACTATCTTATTAAAAAACGATGCAATCTATTGATTGAATGTGTAGAGGAATTTTACAATGGCTAAACCAGCAACAAAACCACTTATTAGCGAAGTGTTAAAAACCGCTAACAAACTAGGAACTAAAGGCAAGAGAGTTGCTTACCTTCAAGAACAAGACTGTACAGCTCTTAGGGATATATTACGTATCAACTTCGATGAAGCAGTCTCGTTATCATTACCAGATGGTGAACCACCATTTAAGAAGTTCGATGTTTCTGGCGAAAAGTTACCAAAACAACTTAGGTTTGAATATCCTAAGTTTAGAAATTTTGTACAAGCTGCAACACCAAAGCTTAATCAATTTAAAAGAGAAACAATATTTATCGATTTATTAGAATCAATTCACCCGGACGACGCTGTGTTATTCTGTGAAGCCAAAGATAAAAATATCAAACTCAAATATGTCACTAAGGCTATGATTAAAGGCGCGTTTCCAAACTTAATCAAAAAATAGGAGAATCATACTACAAAAAAATCTATATCATGATAGTCAATTCAATTAACTTAACCCGGAGATTGCTTATGAGTTATATTCAAATTGAACGCCTTAAGAAGGATCGAAACGAGGCATTATACTATCAACGTAAATTAATGAAGAAAGGAAAGGATGTGTTAGCGTACAAGATGGAGAAGAAAATCGCGCATTTAAATCATTTCCTAGATGATATGGAGGCAATTAGCAAGGCGCATTGATTATTCCCCTCAGTGAAAAAATGTAAAATTAGTTTCACTGAGGGGTTTACATTTGCTAAGAAGTATGATATAATATACCTATATTAAATAATAGAAGACTCGTTATGAATATATTTGTTTTAGATGATGATCCAGTGATAGCAGCACAGTCACAATGTGACAAACATGTAGTAAAAATGATTGTTGAATCAGCTCAAATGCTATCAACAGTTCATAGAATGATAGATGGCGTTATGGAACGTAGACCATCTAAATCTGGTTCTATGCTACAATACTTTAAACTTGCCGATGAAAGAGAAGATATTCTATATAAGGCATGTCATTTTAATCATCCATCAACTATTTGGACCCGCGAAGGCTGTTGTAATTATACTTGGCATTACGAGCATTTTATTGCACTATGCGATGAGTATACATATAGGTATGGGAAAATTCATTCGACAGATACTAAGTTGAGAGAAGCGCTTAAAATGCTACCTGTTAATATAAAACAAGGTAAAACTCCATATAAGCTAGCTATGGGATCTAATCCAGAATGCGTTGTTACCGAATTAGGTGGAACAAACGCGGTACAATCCTATAGAAATTTTTATCAAACAAAACAAGAAAAGTTTAACATGTGTTGGACTAATCGTAAACAACCGGAGTGGTTTAATGCCATTATATGATTTTAGAGATTTAACTTCTGGCGAAGTTTATACAAAGATGATGTCTATTGCAGACATGGAAGAATACGTTAAAGACAAAAATATACAACAAGTACTTTCAGCTCCAAATATTATGGGAGAAACTGGTGGATCTGTTTTAAAACAAGCCGGTGAAGGTTGGAAAGAAGTTCAATCAAGAATTAAAAGTGGAATGCCACCAGCTGATAGAGGAAATATCAATACAAAATGAATAAAAAACCATTACGTTTAAAACTAGAGCATTTAGTAAAGCTTGATCCATTAACACAAAATCAAAAACTAGCATTTGATTCTTTCGCGAGTGGTAATCATTTATGTTTAGATGGTTCAGCAGGTACTGGTAAGACTTTCATATCTTTATATCTAGCATTAGAAGCTGTGTTTAAAAAAGAATATGAAAAGGTTATTATTGTACGTTCGGCAGTTCCTACTAGAGATATGGGATTTCTTCCTGGAACTCAAGAAGAAAAAGAAGACGCTTACACAGCTCCATATAAAGCAATTGTTAATGATTTATTCGAAGATTCAGATGGTTGGACAAAGCTTACTTCAGGTAAACAAGTGGAGTTTCTCACAACATCGTTTATTCGTGGTATTACTCTTAAAAATGCAATTGTTATTATTGATGAATCTCAGAATTGTAACTACCACGAACTTTGTTCAGTTATAACAAGACTTGGCGAAGATTGTAGATTTATTATGGCTGGGGATTACTACCAATCTGATTTTACTCGTAAGGGCGATCAAGATGGTATTAGTGAATTCATTAAGATCATTAAAAATATGCGTGCATTTGATCATATTGAATTTAAGTGGGAAGACATTGTAAGATCCGGCTTTGTAAGGGATTTTATTATGACTAAAGAAATGGTAGAACG